AAGATGATCAGACCAGAATTCTACGGTAAAATCTTTGTATCTGACCACGGTCTAATCTAAGATTCTAACTTATAGAATTTTATAAGAAAGAGAGGTCCTTACGGGCCTCTTTTTTTTTTGCCTATTTATATAAGATGGAATTCCTTTCACAAGTTAACAGTTACCTATTGTTTAACTAAAATCAATTACATGGATTTATTTAAAAAAGTTGGCTCATTTGTCAACGCACTAACAGAAATCGGAGTGAGCATCATTGCTCTCGGTGTTGTATTTGAAGTACTCTTTAAGGGTGCTGCTATACCATTCTGGCCTGAAGTATCAGTGATAGACAATATCATGGGTATATTAGGAGGATTGAGTAATGAAGGCTTACTTGGTTTAGTAGGTGCTTTTTTTCTATACCATATTTTTAAGAAAAAATAATATAGGAATAATTTTATAATTAGAGGGCCTTCGGGCCCTTTTTTTATTACTATTTATATAAAAACGTTTAAGGTATGGCGGAAATAAAAATATGGGACGGTACAGCTACATTCTCAGCTGGAATGACTCCATTCGGATTCTACGATAACGATGCTGAATTTCAATCAGAAGCAGTTAAGGTAGCTAAATTTTGTGCTACTAGGTTAGGATTTCCTATGATGGATGTCGAACTACAATCAGGTTCTTTCTTTGCTTGCTTTGAAGAAGCAGTAACTACTTATGGTAATTTAGTATTTCAATATAAAATAAGAGAAAATTATATCTCTATGGAAGGAGCATCTAGTGCTACTAGTGCTAATAGTAAAATAGTAAATCCTTCTTTACAGAAAATGATAAAGATAAGTCAGGAATATGGTACAGAAGCTGAAGTTGGAGGAAATATAACTAGATACACAGGTTCTTTACCGATATCTCAATCAGTACAGGATTATGACTTAGATGCTTGGGCTACAGAACAAGGCATTACAGGTAGTATAGAAGTTAGAAGAGTATTTTATGAATCTCCTCCAGCTATATTAAGGTACTTTGATCCTTATGCTGGTACTGGAACAGGAATACAATCATTAATGGATGCTTTTGACTTTGGATCTTATAGCCCTGGAATTAATTTTTTATTAATGCCTGCATCATACGATGTATTAAAAACTCAAGCTATAGAATTCAATGATCAAATAAGAAGATCAGCTTACTCTTTTGAACTAGTTAATAATAAATTAAAGCTATTCCCTGTACCTAAAATATCAGGTAGCTTAAGATTTGAATATTATAAGACTAAAGATAAAGAAGATGCTGTATTTGAAAGCGGAAGTAATATAATAACTAATGTAGGAGAAGTACCTTATGAGAATCCAACATTTTTAAAGATAAACACTCCAGGTAGAGACTGGATATATAGATATACGTTAGCTTTGGCTAAAGAACTACTAGCATATGTAAGAGGAAAGTACCAAACAGTACCGGTACCAGGATCAGAAGCTACTTTAAACCAAGCAGACCTATTAACTGATGCAAGAGCTGAAAAAGAAAAGCTTTTAACTGAATTAACTGAACTATTACAGGTAGCTTCTAAGCAAAGCCAGCTAGAATCACAAGCTGCTCAAACAGAAGCAATGAATACTACACTGAAAGGTGTACCAATGACAATATACGTAGGATAATGAAGTTAATGCAGATACTTAGCGAGGTTCAATACACTACTTATGAAGGTATGGTACAGGTAATGTACGAAGAAGGTAGTGATAAGTCACAAATAGTTGATTTAATTAGAGCTCTACCAGGTATTACTACAGTTACAGTAGCTGATAGTACGATAGAGAACGTTGAAACATTAAAAATAAAGCTTATTACACAAAAAAGCGCTTTGGAAGCCTTTGAATCGCTAAAAAACACAGCAATGTCAAAGTACCCTAACGTAAAACTTGTAAAAATAGGTGAACAAACAATAGAGAAGGTATAATGTTATTTGGATCTAACAGAGACTTTAATTTATTAGTAGGAATCAATAGAGAACTACTTAAAGATATAGTAGAACAAGAAATATTATACTATAAGTTTAATATTGAAGATACAGAAGTAAATATTTATGGAGAAGGTTTAACTAAATCGTTTTTAGAACCGTTAAAACTTAATTGCCTTATAACTAGAGGTGATCAAGTAGTAACAACTGATGATTTTGGACCAGATCTAAGCAGAGAAGCATCTTTTGCTCTATTAAGAAGAGATTTAGAAGATATATCTGTAGTACCAGAGGTAGGAGATATATTAAATTGGCAAGAAGACTACTATGTAGTGGATACCATTAGAGAGAACCAATTATTCCTTGGGAGAGATAAGAGTTATAACTTATCTAGCTATGGAAGTCAATTTGGAACCTCAGTATCTTTAATTTTAGACTGTCATCAGACTAGAAGAGAGCAAACTGGTATTACTTTTGCACAAAACGAAGAATATTAAAAATTATGAAAATAAAAGACATACTTAACGAAAAGGAAGAGGATTGGAAGCAAGATTCTCCCGACTTTAAGACTAAACAAGTAGGGTTTGATCCTGAAACTGGTCAATTTAGCTGGGATGTAGAGTATACTCCAATGATTTCTTTAGATAACCATATAATGGATGCTGCAGAAGACTTTAAAAAGGTAACTCGTAAGTTTCCACAAGATGAAAAATTAGAAAAACTATATAAAGTGTTTACCGGCTTTAAAAAAGCATTCAGAACACATATGAATAGAAAGTATGCCAAATAATAAACCTTTACCAAAGAATCAACAGCAATTATCTCAAGACTCTATAAAAACTTATGGAGTTGAAGCTTATAGTGGGTCTAAACAACCTATAAATAACCTTAAAAAGAGAGAATTACAAAGATCGGTAAAGGATGATAATGTAAAAAGGTTTGAAATAGGGTTAAAAGATATAGATGAAGCTATATTTTACTATTTTAACAATGTTATTAAACCTTCTGTACTACAAAACGGTGCTAGTAAAACAGTACCTGTACTATATGGATCACCAGAACGCTGGCATGCAGTACAAAAAGATGGGTATTACAGAGATAGAAACGGTAAAATACAATTACCGTTAATAATGATTAAAAGAGATAGTCTAGAAAAGAACAGACAGCTTGGAAATAAGATGGATGCTAACTTACCTACACAGTTTGGAGTATTTGAAAAGTCTTATAGTAAGAAAAACACTTACGATAGGTTTTCAGTACTTAATAATAGATCTATTGCTAAAGAATACCAAGGAGTAGTAATGCCAGATTATGTTAATTTAGTATATTCCTGTGTTATCTTTACACAATATGTAGCTCAAATGAATAAATTAGTAGAAAATATTAACTATGCTTCTGATGCTTACTGGGGAGACCCTGAAAAGTTTAGTTTTAGAGCAATGATTGATAACTATTCTACTATAACTGAGCTAGCACAAGGTCAAGATAGATTAGTTAAGACAGAATTTAGTATAAATTTACTTGGACACTTAGTTCCGAATGGAATAAACACACTCCAACAGGGATCTATGAAGTTCTTTAATAAGGCTGCTGTGATATTTGGTGCAGAAACAGTCAAAGATATAAATGATATATAATATTTATAAATGGGAAGATATTCGTCAACAAGAGTTAATTCTAGATCAGTTAGATTTTATGATCGTGCTGCTCAAAGAATAATACAAGTACAAGAAGCTATGAGTCCAGAACAAAAAGAATATACAGCGTTAAATAATGCATTTTCATCTAATAATACTACGGTTAGTGTATCTAATCCAGTAGTTACTTTTGAAGGTATTTCTTTCGCTACAGTACCAGCAGGATTTCCAGCAGTACAAAAAGATGATTTTACAGTATTTGTAAACGGAATAGCTTCAGAAATCGATGCTATTGATTCTATTACCGATGACGGTTCAAATGTTATAATAACTTTTAACAGCAATCTTAACTTTGTTTTAGATTCTGATGATGAATTTATGATAACAGGAAAATTAGTTAGCTAATGGCATTAATAAAATGGAAACAAATTAGTGGAAATCTAGGAGCTTACGGTAACCTTACCGGATCTTTTAATGTATCTGGGTCTATTAATGTAAATGGACAAGAAGTAGGTACAGGAAAGCTAGATGAAACTACTTTTAACTCTTATACTTCATCAAACGATACAAGAGTAACAGCTTTAGAAGGATTTAGTCAGTCTTTAGATGCTACTTTTGCTACTGATGCTGAATTATCTAGTGTATCTAGTTCATTATCAGCTTCTATAGCAGCAATATCAACTGATTTTGCAGATATAACTAATAAACCAACGTTATTTTCAGGTTCAGCTCAAATAGACTTAAGTCAAGCTACAGGAATCGCTGCTACAGCTTCTTATGCTATATCAGCTTCTCATGAAATTACCTATGAACTATCTTCTTCTCATGCAGTTCAAGCAGATACTGCTTCTTTTATAGCTGATACATTTATTTCTTCTTCAGCTGCTAGACAAGGATTTAGTACAGATACATCTACCTTTAATGGTAACCGAATAATATCTCAAGAATTACTACCTTCTATGTTTTCCAGTTCATTTAATCCTGGAACAAGTGGTAGTTTAGAAGATTTTATCGAAAAAGTATTTTATACCAATACAGCACCATCGTTTACTTCTAATGCGAACGTAAATATAGCTGAATTTCTAACTTCTGGGTCAACCATACATACCTTAACCGCCAACGACCCGGAAGCACAAGCAATTACTTTCTCCGCTCAAAGCTCATACACCGACGGATTCGTCAATGTAGCTTCGAATGGTGCTGTAACCTTATTAACCTCTTCTATAGTTGAACTATTTAATACAGTCGACAGAGGAGATGGACAAAACGCTCACTTAGTACCCGTTAAAGCAACAGATTCTTTTGGAGCATCTATTAATCAGAACTTATACATAGATGTAACAGCAAACTCTGCACCAGTCTTTAGAGAAGTATCTACCGGAGGTAGTGTAATCACTTCTTTTACTACTGCTAGAAACGAAAATGCTACAACAGGAGAGGTAACTAAAATATATTTTACTGATACTAACTCAGATAGCATTACTATTAATTCTAGTTCAGTACCAGGAGATCATTTTAGTATAACTAAGTATGGAACTTATGTTAGTATTGCTCAAACAACAGCATCTTTAGACTTTGAAACAACTGCTTCGTATAGTTTTTCAATATCTGCTTCAGATGAACATTTTCAAGCAGGAGATGATACAGATTCAATAACAACTTTACCTATTACTATAAATGTAACAGATAATGTTATACCAACTATAAATAACCAAACATTAACTGGATTTAGTGAAGATGAAAACGATGGAGATAGTTCAAAACAGATTGCAGCATCTGATCCAGAAGGAGATACAATAGTATTTACTAACTTTAGTTTAGCTGGACTAGAATTAGATGGTAGTTCTGTAAGTATTGGCACATATACAGGAACTAGTCAGTCAGATCCTGATGAAGATCCTTTTACAATGAGTTCAACAGGAGTTGTAACAAGAAAAGGAAGTCAATTTATAAACTCAGACTTAATAAACGCTTATATTTACTCAGCTTCTGTATCTGATGCATTTAATACTACTTCAGCTTCAGCTGCAATAGAAATATCAATAGCTGACGATGTAGCACCTACTTTAGCAGGAGTTCAAGCATTTTATGTTATTGAATCAGCTCTAAGTGGTGATAGTATATACGATGATACATCTGGATTCGAAGGAACAACAGCAAGAGTAACAGCTAACCAATCAGTAACATGGACAGTTAATCCATCTTCTGATTTTGCTATAGATAGTTCAGGGTATATTACTTTAAGTAGAAATATATCTGGTTCTAGTGATGTAGGAGGAGGTACTTTAAATGG